GCGGCGCCTTGGCGTTCAGAGGCGCGATCTTGGAGCCGTCGCGGTTGACTAAGGTGATCTTGTTCGAGGCCTGGACGATCAGCCGGTAAAGGCTCAGGAGGCCGGTCTCGCCGTAGCTCACGCGCAGCCGGTCCACCAGCCAGATCAAGGCCTGATTCATGAGCTCCATCGCCTTTCCAGACTGGGCGGCCGAGAGCTTTTCCGGGTTCGCGCGATTGCCGTGGGCACCTTCAAGCGCGAGCTCGCGCAGGAAGCGGGCCCACTCGATGATCGTCTTCGCGGCTGTGCCATTGATCTCGACCAGCTTGGCGTCGCCGTCTTTCTCGACAATCAGGGCGTTGTCGGCGCTGCGGACAATCTCGCTGTCATCATCGCCCGCGGGCTCTTTGATGAGCAGGAGCGGGTCGGCTGAATACTTGAGGCCGCGTCCGCCTTGGGAAAGGAGGTATTCAATCTCGATCTGGACGTCGATCGTTTCCGGCGTGAAGGTCGGCAAGCCGTCGATCTTGTCCCCGCCCGGGAGATTCTTAATCCACACCATCGGCACAAACCCGAGGTTGTGCTCGACCGAGCGGCCGATATCGATTTGAGGCTTATGCGGAGTCCCGTCGGCGTTTTGCTGCGCCACCATCCACGGTAAAAACCAGTTCTCGGACGTGTCGTCCCACTCGCGCTGGAACCAGTGCATCGCGGTCAAGTCATCGTCGGGAATGGTGTAACCCATCCCGGCCAGTTCGGTGCCGCGCACCTTGCGCTTTTCTGTGACCTTGACGAGCTGATCCGGCCTTGTCGGGTTCCAGGTCGGCGTCAGGTACTCGGTTTCCAAGGACTCGACGTAGACCACGTTTTCAAGCACGCGCAGGAACAAGACCACCGAGCCTACCGATCCGACAGTGGCCGCCGTGATGAGCGTCTGACTGAGCGCACAGTCCTTGGCAATCTGCGCTAGGGCCTGTTGGGTCGGCTCATCATCACACGCCACTTCTGGCAGATGATCGCCCGAAAAGAGCAGGCTGACCGAATCATCGACCAAGAGCCGACAAAGCGGATAGCGCACGCTGGGACGGCGCTTGCGGAGCGGGACATATTCGCCCGCGCCATTCTTTTCGTCGTGAAACTCGGACTTGAGCTCGTCGTACTGGCTACCATCCAAAACCCGGCGCATCGAGGCGACATGATGCGCTCGAGGCGGCAAATCCTTGTCTTTGCCAAATGTCTGTTGGAGGGCGCGAAAGCTCACTTACTTGTGGCTCCAGCGCGCCGCATTGGACGCAAAAACGGCCATCGCCCGGATCTTCGGGTTGCTCGAAGACTTGGCGATCTCGATCTTGTGCTTCGGGATCTTCTGGCCTTGCGGGACGCCTAAGGCAGCATGAAGGCGGCCCTTGTGCGAGGCTTTGATGTGGATGCTCATGATTACCTCCCCAGATACGGAATAGTGGCCGGTCGCGCGGGCTTCGGCCGATGCAAGAGCGCGAGCCGTTGCAAGGCCTGCGTCGTGCTGTCTACTCGATCGTCGTGCGACCCGACCGGGAAGCTCGCCAGCTCGTCGATGTAATCAGCCAGCCACGCTGCGTGCTCTGGCACAAACACACGGCCAGCCTCAAAAAGAGCGGTCACCGCGTTGGCACGGGCGATCTTGTCGATGTCGACTTTGATCGGGAGCAATGGCAAGCGTGTTTCGTCCTTCAACGCTTGCAAGAGGCTCTGTCCGGACGCCTTGTCTTCGACCAGGATCTCGTTGGGCGCCCATTTATCGGCCAGCGCGATGACTTGGCGCTTGAGCGCGGGAAACTCGACCCGCTCGGCCCAGCAATCCAAGAGGTAGTAGCTGTTGGCTGCCACGCCCCACGTTGTGCAGGCTGAGAGGTCATTGTCACGCCCGGCCTTAAAAGCGGTATCCCAACTCTGAACGATGCGCGAAAACGGCGCCGGCTCGCGGTATGACCGAAACCACGACCGCTGGAACACGTTGCCGTCGGCATCAGTCGGTCTTTGTTGGTACAGACTGGCCCACTCGCGCGATCCGATGGTTTCGCGGATGCGCGCCAAAGCCTCCAAATCGTATTTTTGCGGCCAGAGTGCGGCCCCTTCGGACCGAAACGGCTCGTCTTTTTCCGCCACGGCCGGCAAGATCAGCTGGTCCCAGTGTTCGCCACTTTTAAGCAAACGGCCGACCAAATCATCTTCGTGCCAGCGCGTCATGATCACGATCGCGACGCCGCCTTTTTCCAGCCGCGTATACGCTGTGGAGGTGAACCACTCCCACACCCGGTCCCGCATGGTCTGCGATTCGGCTTCCTGCCGGTTTTTGTGCGGATCGTCGATCAGTAAGACATTCGCGCCGCGTCCGGTGAGAGGACCGCCTACGCCGACGGCAAAATAGGTACCCGCATGCTCCGTCTGCCACCGCGTCACGGCTCGGCTGGACTGATCGAGACCGAAGCCAAAAAAGGCCCGATACTCCGGGGTATCCATGATCGCCCGGCTTTTGCGGCCGTTGTCGCCAGCAAACTCGCCCGAGTATGTCGCCTGGATCACGTTGTGCGCCGGATTGCGGCCAAGATACCAAGGGGCAAACCGGATGCTCGCCAGTTCAGTTTTGCCATGACGCGGGGGAACCGAGATGACTAATCGCGTGATCTCGTGGCGCTCGATGGCTTCTAAGTGGCGCGCCAGTTCCCGATGATGCCAATTCGCCTGATAAGACGGATGCGTCAGGATCGCAAACGCAAGAAGCGAGTTTCTAGCCGCCTGCGCCGTTAAGTCGTGCGACTTTCCCGGTTGCGATAGCGGCTTCGAGAAGGGCCTCTTGCCGCTTGTCGTCGGAAATGTCTGCGATGGCATCATGATTCGTCACGTTAGCCTCGATTTTTTGCGCTACGCCATGGCCGGCGCGATCAAGGATGGCAATGGCGGCCATGACCCGCGCGGGAGAGTTGGGTTGGGCCTCAGCCATCGTGCCGTGTAAGGCGTCGAGTGCCAGATCAGATTCTTCGATGAAGCGTCGGCGCTGGATCTCCATACGCTCTATGAGCCGCGCATCGAGCTGTTCGTTGATCCGAGCCTTTTCGATCTCTACGCGAGCCGCGATGTCACTATTTGACACGAGCTCGTCCCCGGTCTGTCGGGCGCGGGAGGGTTTGTAGCCCGCCTCGACTGCGGCTTGGGTGGCATTGCCGGTATGGGCGTAGGCGATAGCAAAACGTTCTTGGCGGATGTTGAGACCTTCTTTACGCATATAGGTCTCCTCACGCAAAAAAGCCCACTCCGTTTCCGAAGCAGGCTTAGGGATTCTTGAACGCGGGGCGCAGAACGCCCTTTCACATCCGACTTTAGTCGTACTCAGCGACCTCGTCAAGTGATTTTTCCGTCAAAAGAGCCGCCGCCCGTACACAAGCCGTGCGCGTGAGGTCAGCCAGCTCATCGAGCATGCGCTGATAGTCACGCTCGTACGTGCGCCAGACCTCGACCGTAAGGCCACCAGGTGGCGCGTGGCGTTTCGTGGCCATGCCCGTGCCGCCGCAGGCCGGACACGCGGCTTGGGTAGCGTAGCGGTGCTGCCCCCCGCAGCAGGTGAGGCAGATCGCCGGGGCGAGCCATTCCCAGATTGCAGACCCGATCAGCGCGTCCGGCAGGGGGAAATACGCACGCAGAGCGGCGGTTGTGGCCCCTTGTTCGCCGGGATCGTCCATACAGCGCCAGCGTACGAGCCTACGGGCCAGATCGGGCACCTCGGCCTTAGCAAGGGCCATCAGCAAATCCTGGCAGTTATAGTCGCCGCCCCCTGGACGCAGATTTGGGAGTCCACACTTCCCCGCACAGAGCGCAAGGGCCTCAGCAAACTGTTGGCCGTTCACGGACGTCCCCTCTGGTACTGCGCGCACTCGGTTCCCCACTCCGGCATCAGGACCTTCCCGACCATAACCATCTTTCGTACGGGAACGTGAGCCGTACAGACCCAGTGAGAGGCATCCAGAGTGATGGTCTTAGGCGGATTCCTGTCCCTATCAGCACGATTAGGAAGAGGCTCATGAGGCCCGCGATCGGAAAAAATATCCACATCATCATCCGGTCCACAATATCCATTATCCGCGCCCCCTCCCGTTCCTGGGCGCCCACCATTTGCATGTCTCCTTCCCCAAAAGCGGAAATCCTGGCATCGCCAGCTCACAGTGGTACTCATCCTCCTGCAGCCGATTGAGCGCGCAGCCGGCGCAAGTCAGTTTCGCGGTTGCAAGCAAAGTTGCACGTTCCCGGCGTTCCGCGACGTCGGCAGGGTCGCGGTACTCGGGCTTAGGCAGCACCATTTGCCCGCCTCCACCAGTAGCCCACCGTGCTCGTTGCAATCCCCAGCGACTTGGCTACCCGAGCCGCCGACAGACCAGAGCCAGCCATTGCCAGCGCTTTATCCTGGATCTCTTGCGAGTCGTATTTGAGAGACGGCGCACCGCGTTTAGCGTGTTGGTCGAGCCACTTCCGAGCGTAATCGACATGGACCCCCGCGAAGGTCGCCAGCTCAGGATGAGCAACACAGGTCTTGAGCAGAATCAGCGTACTCGCTTCGGGATCGTATATGCTCGGTTTCATCGGACTCTCCCGAACTGCGGGGAGGTAGGCCCGCTGTGCAACAGGCCTGACCTCACGGCGCGCACAACGGGTGGGCGCGGGTGAATAATCGAGGCGAGAGCGATCATCAGGATCAGCACCGCTAGGATCACGATGACTGCCTCCCAAAAGCTACCTTTTTGCATCAGCGGCCCCCATCTGCTTCCGGCGGCGTGCGCATTCCTTGGCGCCTTGGTGCGGCATATACGGGCCTCCGTGGTAGCCGGGACTGCGCCAGGTATACAGGCGGCGCGGCTGCTTTGGGTCCAGGCCGAATAGGGCCGCTAGAGTCATCCAAGGCGCGAGATTGCGCTTTTGCCTATCGCCGACAAGAAGGATCTTCTTTTGCTCGGCTGATTGGGTACCTAGATTTGGGCTCATTGCATTACCTCGCTAATGGTTTGGGCTAAAAGGTCGAGTTCTGTTCCGTACATGCGCTCGAAGGTGGTCTGTCCGGCGTGCAGGGCGACCCCTGGGCCCCCGTCTTGGTGGTGCTGGGGACATAACGGAATGACGAGCCAATCGGAGGCCTTCTGTCCACCGCCTTGGCCGACCCGGGGATGGTGGAGACTTGGAGGCGTTACGCCATACCCAAGATTCCGGCACACGATGCAACCGAGGGCGCGGACCCTGGCGTGGTAGGCTTTGATGTTCACGCGCTCTCCTTCGGCACGGCCCGGACCTGGAAGCCAGGCGCTACCGCCGCTACCAGTCGCATCAGCCCAGCGACGGACAGGGACTTGTCTACGATCAGGACTTGGACGAGCTCGCCATCTTTGATGACCGGGATGCGGAAGATGTCGCTCATGCGCCGTACCGTTGGCGCTCTGCCCGTTGATTAGCGGCGTGAGTTCTCCACGCTTCGAACTGCATCTCGGCAATCTTCAGATCCCACCGGAGCCGCTCCGATTCCTCGACTGCGGCTTTGAGGCCATCGAGCAATGCGAGATAGTCGGGGTGAGCTCGTGCCTCGCGCTCTTGCGCGGCGCTGGTTTTGTGCTCCGGCTCAAACTCCTTCATCAGAATCGAGAGCTTCGACCGCTTGAACTCGTCGAGATATTCGCGCTGCGCGTAGGCCTTGGCGTAGGCCGCAGCTTTGTCGTGGATTTCTTGAAACTGGATTTCGTCAGTCATAGGGTCACGGCCTTGAGTGCATCATCGACCGACTCCACGACGCGACAGCAGGGTTGCCAGTCGCTGAAGAACTGTCTTTGCGCCAACTCGACTTTGCGCGCGGGTACCGGCTCGGCGGCGTCCATGACCTCCATCAGCAAAATCCGGCGCCCGCGTGTCCGGACCAGTAAGCGCGGGACGTGTTCGCCAAGGGGCGACATCAGCAAACATTCGCAGTCGGCCGCTTTGAGCGCTTTGATGATCTTCTTGGTCAGCGTCACTTGAGGCTCTCCCGAATCAGGGTGCACGCATCCCGGAAACTGAGATGGGCGACAGCATCACCATCCAGCGGACGGACCGGAAAAATGGCGGGCGCCAAGGTATACAGGCTCACGGTCGCGCACCAAGGCCTGCGAGAGGCGCGGTAGAACAAGATGGGCTTTCGGCCGAGAGCCTGGGCCTGGGCGTCGGCTTGCTCCCACCATGCCGATTTCCAGTTCGTCTCCTGGCGCTTGACCTCAACGGCCCAGCCGGGGATCTCGATACCGTCTGCACCGCCATTGCGCGCCTGGTCGACATTGCGGCGTACTACGATCCCGAGCTCGTGAGACAAGAGAGCGAAAAGCTCACGCTCACCGACTTGGCCCTTTGTCCGTTGCGAGGCGCTCATCGCTTCACCTTCAAAAAATATTCCGCGACCTTCTTGCCGTTTTGCAGTTCCCTCATCCGGCGCTCGATCGGGTAGCCAAGCTGCTTCAATTCCCATACCCGGGCCGCGAGGCGCATCGAGCCGAAGCGGCGCAAGGCGTCGCCCGGGGTGATGGGGCCGCGTCTAAGAGCGGCGAGTAGGGCGACGTTCTGCGTCGTCATCTGCTGGCCTCCAGGGCAATGAGGGACGAACGGCGTTTGCCATATCCACAGGTGTTCCGATCTCGTCGGACCCTTCCCGCGCGTAAACGAGGCGAGGGCTGAACACAGCGAAAAGATCCTTGATCCGATACGCCGTAGGAAACCGGGCCCGGTATTCGGCTTCGCGCGCGGCCGCGGATGCCGTGCGAGCCGCAGATTGCGCGCGCGCGTCGGCGGCAAGCTGGGTGACTTTCGCGACCGGATCATGGGGCGCAACCATGCAAGGCCTCCCGCATCTTTTCGAGCGCGCCGGCGACGGTTTCGGGCTTCGCTGGCGTCACGAGCTTTTCGAGTCCCTTGGGCACCGGAGCCGTCAAGACTTCGCCGGCCAAGGCGCGCTTGCAGACGATCCCGTAGGCCCGCTCGAACAGCGGTCGGCTTTTGTCTTGGGTGAGGTTACGAAGCTCAAACATGCCGACGGCCTGCGCCGCGACGTAGACCGCCGGATGCGACCAGGCGTGGCCCGCATCAGCGTTCGCGGCTTCGCGGTACGCGGCATCGAGGCCCGGGAGCCCAAGATCCTCGGCGCTCGGGGTGCAGAGCGACCGGAACTCGGGGAGCGTTGGGGGCCAAGGTTCGGCGCGCCGAATGCACGCGGTGAGCCCGTAGCCGATTTGCGAGGGCGTCAATCCGCGCAACCCGCGCTGCCAGGTCGAGTCATCCATCTCGCCGTACGCCGACGTCCAACGGTGGCCGAAGATCCGCGTCATCCGGCGCCAGAGGTCCGCCATCGTGCGCTCGCTTAGTTCCGCTGGCGTAGAGGTGCGCTGTGGCGCGCTCGACGCGGGCGACGGCAGAGTTGTCAATTCGCTGATGTGCTGCATGGGATGCTCCTCGTTGCGGAAATTCGCGTCGGACAAAGTTGCGCCACGCGGCGGTCCAGTCGACCATGCGGGCTTTCGCTCCTGACGCAGCAAGAAAGTGATCACGAAACTTCGCTTCAACCACGAGAGGGTCAAGGTCTGGGCGTTCGGTTCGGCAAAACGCTAAATTCTCGTCAGTCGCCTTCCAGGTGGGGGGCAAACGCGAAGCGGTTGCGCCTCTCTTTTCTTTTGAAGTTTCTTTTGAACTTTCTTGGCTAATGGCTAATGGCTTATGGCTAGGGTTATTTTCTGAAACCGTTTGGGTTTCTTCCTGGAAACCGTTTGGGTTATTTTCTGAAACCGTTTGGGTTTCTGTTTTACGAGGGCGACCACCCAATTTTCCGACCGTTCGGTTTGTCTGCGCCTTCTCTTGCGCGAGCCCAATCTCCTCGTCACATCGGGCGTTGTGCCAGCCGTCATCGGCCAAAATAAAGAACTCGGATAAAACGGTGGTGACAGCTTCGCGCTCCTGTTTCGAGGTCGCCCGTAAAAGACGGCAGGCCTGGGAGAGATCCGCAGGGATCGGCAGCTCACGGCGGTAATAGAGCCGCATGAGCCGTGTATAGGCCATGTCTTCCAGCCAGCTCAGGTGCGCTGTTGCGGAGTCGTAGTCGCCGATGTGGTGCCTAAAGTAATTCATGCGATCAGACCTTCGCCGGATTTCGTCTGATGCCGGCCGCGTGTATTTTTGCTATTGCTGAGGGCTCTGTGCCCCAGACCCGTCACTCGTCGTCTTCCCATAAGCTGGCGCAGCCTCCGTTTAAAGCCCGCGCGGTCGTCGATCGCATAAACTCCAGAGCACTCGCCTCGATGCACACCTTGTCGCTTCCTACAATCTTGAATCCCAACGCATAGAGAACCGTCAAAACGTCCTCCATTCGCTCTGTTTTAAGCCTAGAAATCGTGCTTTCTGACGTGCCGAGCGTTGCGGCCAGCGCAACCTGTCTGCCTGGCTCTCCCATCGCGCTCAAGACCCGCGCAAACGCCTTGCGTGATCTTTCTTGAGGCGTTTCGGATAATGGGATGGTCATGGAATAAAAAACTCCCGCCGTAAGACGGGAGAACACCCTAGGAGGATGGAGGAGTTAGTCATGGGAAAACAGGTCTGGTCTGAGATCGGCCCGCGTGACGGCGCCATGGGTCGCGCGTTCTATCTGTATGGCGCGCTCAGCTGGCAGCAGTTTGTCTCGCCGCAGCCAGTTCCATACATGCGCCTGTTTCACCCCACACGCTCGGGCTAGGCCTGTCTGGCCGCCGCATATTTCAATTGCTCTTTCCAGTGCACTCATGCCCTGTAAGATACAACGGAGGTTGTATTGTGTCAACACCCCAGGTTGTTTGCCTCATAGACAACAAACGTTGTAGCGTCCTGAACATGGCAAAATCGTTTGGGGAGCGACTAAAAGAGGCGCGATTAAAGGCCAATCTGACGCAAGTGCAGCTCGCAAAATTAGTGGGAGCGAGCCAACAAGCAATCCAAAAAGCTGAGAGATCACAAAGTGGTCAAAGCGCCTCTCGTTTTGTGGTTGAAATGGCCCGCGTAACTGGCGTATCGCCAGACTGGTTGGCGACCGGTACTCAGCCTCTTATACCGCCCCTTCGGGAACGCCCAATGCGAGCGGCAAAATCAACGAAATTCGCATGATGGTCGGCCTAGCGTATCACTACTAACTTCCCGTCGCAGAACTAGGAAGGCCCTTCGGGGCCTTTTCTTTGGCATAAAATACTACTTTGGTTGTTGACAACACACAACGGAGGTTGTATAGTTCTCTCCATGAGGTCGCCAATCGACCGACTGGAGCCACAAATGTCCTACCTTTCCCGCGCTGACCTGAAAGCGCTCCGAGCCGAAGCCAAAGCCGGAACGCTCTTTGCTCCCCCGCAAGTGCTGGAACTCCTCGACGAAATCGACCGGCTCAATGGGCTGGTCACGAATATGCAAGCGGACCTTGATCACCAAGCAATCATGGGCCACCTCTCAGACCGGCGCAGCGAGCCGCGCGAGCAAGTCATGGCGCAGGTTTTGACGAACCTGGAAGGGCTCACTGAGGTTGTAGCGCTGGCTAAGAAGGACGGCGCATGAAAGACGCTTATGACAAGACCTTGTGGGTCTTTGAGCATGGCTACTGTGGAGACTGCCCGTTCCTCCGCCGGGAGAAAGAGACGCGCGATTGTCCCGGGAGCGCGAGCTGCCAGGTGATTGATAACTGGAACCGTCACTCCGATCGCTGCCCAAGCCTAGACCGCTACGACGAAGCTCTTAAGGAAGCAAAAAAGGGCGTCTCGATCGACGAGGTTTTAAGCGAGGAATATGAGCGCTTTTTGCCTTTGATCGCCGAGATCGTACGCGAAAATAAGATTGATGCCGCTTTTGAAATCATGAGCCGATTTGAGCAGGCGCGCACTGAATACGCAGAGGCGGCGCTGTGAATCCACTCGACCAGTCGCGCGAGCTTAACGCCCTCCTGGGCCGGGCCTCGTGGGCGATCGCGAACCGCTGGCGTGCGGTCAGGACCCCCGAGGATTGGGCCGAACTGCAATCGATCATTCACGGCGCCGCGCTGGCCGTTTTGGACCCTGAACACCGCGAAAACCTGCAATTTTTGAACGACCTACTTATTTTCCGGAGGCATCTATGAACGATCACGCAACCGTAGAGCGCCTGGCGTGGCTACGAGCCCAACCGTTTCCGAAGGCGAAGCGGGCGCCCGAGCGCCCAGCTAACTGGCTACTGGACAAACGATACAGCCCAAAGGGCGATGAGTCAGTGGACAAAGAGATAAGGGCGAAACTCGACAAAATCAGGGGGAATAATGACTGAAACATTAGTAGCAGAAGGCTCGACGGTCGCGCTCTTAAACAAGACCGAGATCGACCAACAGATCGCCACGGCGCACGCGTACCCGCGCAGCGTCAAACGGTTTCGGGATGACACCCTGGCGATGGTGACGCTGACCGAGAATGTCGCGGCAGGGTGCATTTATGCGCTGCCACGGGATGGCAAGGTCATCGAGGGCCCCAGCGCGCGCTTCGCGGAGGTCATCGCGAGCGCCTGGGGTAACTGTCGCGCCGGCGCGCGGGTCGTCAATGAGGGCCCGGAGTTTGTGACCGCCCAAGGCGTATTCCACGATTTGGAGCGCAACGTGGCGATCACGTATGAGGTCCAGCGCCGCATCACAAACAAAAGCAACAAGCGCTTCTCGGCCGACATGATCGGCGTGACCGCGAACGCGGCTTGCTCGATCGCCCTACGGAACGCGATCTTGAAAGGCATCCCGAAGGCTTTTTGGTCCGATATGTACGACGCGGCGCGCAAGACGGCCGCCGGCAACGCGACCACGCTAGGCACCCGGCGCGCCGAGGCGATCAAGGCCTTCCAGGTCTACGGGGTCAACGAGGCGCAGATCCTCGCGACGCTCAAGCGGCCCGGGGTAGCCGATATTACCCTCGACGATCTAGTAGTGCTGCGTGGTCTGTTTACGGCAATCAAGGAAGGCGACACGACGCCGGAGCAGGCCTTCACGACGTCCGAGGTAGCGATGCCGACGCGCAAAGCCAAAGAGGACGCCCCCAAGGCCGAACCCGCGCCGCAGGAAATAGTGCAAGAGCCCGACGTAGCCTATACCGGCTCCGATCAGAAGGGCCGCGAGAATGAGGCCGCAGAGACACCAGCGCAAACCGAGACGCCGCTGCTGACGGGCGGCCAGGTCGCGGTTTTGAGGAAACGCCTCAAGGCCGCAGACATGGACGAGGATCTTTTCGCCGAAATGTACGGGGTCGCGCTGGGTGAGATCGCCTTCTCGCAATTCAACGACGTCCTCGCCTGGCTGAAATCGAATGCCAACGCTTAAGTTCGACGAGCCGACTCACACCTACACGCTGGATGGGAAGATCCTTCCCTCAGTGACGCAGGTCTTGAAGCCGCTCTACGACTTCTCGGGCATTCCGCCTGAAGTCTTAGAGCGCAAGCGCCAGATCGGAACAGCGGTCCATAAGGCCATCGAGCTCGACCTCCTGGACGATCTGGACCCCGCAAGCCTGGCTCCCGAGGTCGCGCCGTACTTTGCCGCTTGGACGCGCTTCAAAGCCGAGTTCAGGCCCGAAAGCCAAGGCGGCGGCAGCGAGGTGCGGGTCCATACGGCCAGCTATGCCGGGACCGTGGATCTGATTACGGGCCGCGTCGGCCATAGCGATACGTGGGTAATCGACTTCAAGACCTCCGCCCAAGTCGGCCCGGTCGTAGCGCTCCAGACGGCCGCATACGCCTATGCTGCCCACGAAATGGGAGCGGTGCCGCATGGCCCCAAACGCGCCGCTTTACACCTTTTGCCGACCGGCCTTTACAAGTTGATTGAGCACAAAGATCGCGCCGACACGTCCATTTTCCTGTCACTACTCAACGTCTTTAACTGGAGAGCCCAAAATGGCTGCTAACAACGATATTTCCGTTTCTGTTTCCGTTCCGGTCGGCCTCGATTCTGGCCCGCAAGCCATGCTTAGGGCGGCTCAATCTTATGTGATCGACTGCCCCGAAATGTACGAAGCCGCCGCAGACGACCTCAAGTCGGTCAAGGCCAAGTACAAAACCATCGAAGCGCAGCGGGTGGAACTTGTGGCCCCGCTTAATGAAGCCGTGAAAAGGCTCAACAATTTTTTCCGCGCCCCTCTGGAGTTTTTGACCGAGGCCGAGACGACCCTGAAGCAACGCCTGATCGGCTACGACCAAGAACAGGAGCGCAAGCGCAAGGCCGAGCAGGAGCGATTGGAGGCCGTCGCCCGCGCCGAACAAGCCCGGCTCCGCGCCGAAGCGGAAGCCGCTGAACGCGCCGCTTTAGAGGCCCGCAGGGAAGCCGAGCGCATCGAACGAGAGGCCCGCGAGAAGGCCGCAGCCGAAGCCAGGGCCGCAGCGGATGCCATCGCCCAGGCCAAGGGTGCTGAGGCTAAGAAAGCCGCACAGAAAGCCGCAGAAGAGGCCGCAGCCCGAGCCGCAGAGGAAGCCGCAGCCCGGGAAGCAGAAAACGCCAGGCGCGAAGCGGAAGCCCAGGAGCAAGCCGAGATCGCCCGCGAGAAGGCTTTGGATGCGGAGCTGATGCCCGCGCCGATCGCGATGAGCGAAAAGCCGAAGGTGGCCGGCCTGTCCGGACGCGAGAAGTACAAGGGCGAGGTCACCGATATGGCGGCCTTTGTGAAAGCCATTGCCGACCGTCCGGACCTTCTCGGGCTGCTCAAGGTCGATGAGTCGGCCCTGAACAAGATGGCCGGGGCCCTTAAGTCCGCGCTCTCCATCCCGGGCGTGCGCGTCTATGCCGAACGTCAACTCGCGAGCCGGAGCTAACTATGCGCGGCATCAATAAGGTCATCATCGTGGGCAACACGGGCCGCGACCCTGAGACACGCTACCTGCCATCTGGCACCGCGATCACCAACATATCGGTCGCTACCAGCGAGTCGCGTACCGACAAGCAAACGGGCGAGAAGGTCGAAAAGACGGAGTGGCATCGCATAGTCGCCTTTGGGAAGCTGGCGGAGATTATCGGCCAGTACGTCAAGAAAGGCACCCCGGTCTACATCGAGGGCAAGCTGTCCACATCCTCGTATGACAAGGATGGGCAGAAACACTACTCCACACAAGTCGTGGCCGAGACGATGGAACTGCTGGGCGGGAAGTCTGAGGGCTCCGCACAAGAGAAGCCCGCGACGGAAAGCACCGCCGGTGGTGCGCGCGGGACGAACGACTTTGAAGATGACATTCCGTTTGCGGCTGTGAGGTCTTATCCATGAGCGACACGGGCGAGGATTACCGGGCCATGCGGGAGCGCAAGAAGCGCCTCCGCGCGGAGCATGGCGTCCCATGCCCACGGTGTAAGGAGCAGCGGCCCAAGGCGCAGCCGACTATCTTGATACCGGACCAACAATGCTTCGATGGATACCGCGACCCACGGGCGCGGCTGGAGGAATGATGCTAGAAACCGAAGCTCTAAAGAAGTGGTGTCCGTTTTCACGCACTGGTACAGAAAACGGCGATTCTATTAACCGCTACGCACCAGGGTATGGACTAGCGCAGGAGTGCCTTTGTATCGGCTCTCAGTGCATGGCGTGGCGGCCGAGTTATGAGAGCGGCAACGGCCACGGATATTGCGGCTTAGCGGGGAGGCCGGACGAATGAGCACACTAAAGATATACGCGCATACAGTCTATGGGGATGTGGTGCTTGCGTCAGAAGCCCACGCTCTCGAACAGGAGAACGCGGAGCTGAGGGCGGCTCTTAACGAACTTTTCAGTAAGTACGTTGGTGTTGCAAGCGATGGTGGATGGACTAAGACGCCTGATGAACAAAAATTACTTAATTGTTGCCAGAAGCTATTGGAGGCCAAATGAGCCTGAAACGGTTTGAGCCTGTGATCTTGGAACATAATCAGATCGGCGACTATGTTGGTGCCTTTACATGTATGGCCGAAGATGAAGAAGGCGCATGGACTCACTACGACGAAGCCCACGCACTCGAAGTCGAGAACGCGGAGCTAAAAACTCGCCTCTCCGACGCCGAGGCCCAGCGTGACGCGGCACTGGCCGAGGCCGAACGTCTGCGAGCCCGTATCGTTAAGCTGGAAGGGTATTTTACGGCGTCCGAACTAGCACGTCTGAATAAGGAGTGTGCAAAATGAGCCAACGCCAGATTATCAATCTCAATCGAGACAAGTGGATGGCGCGTTATATTGCCGCTGCCGTCTCTAAGTATGGGTGCACGGAAGCCCAAGCCCGCAAAATTGGGCTGAAGTCATTCGAGGTAGAGAATGAGCGCCTGGAAGAAAACGACTTCCAACCGGACTCGCCGGAGACATGCGCTATAGACGATTTTGGTGAATACGCGCTTTTATGGAACAAAGCCAACGCCCGCCTGATCGCATCCGCGCCGGAGCTTTTGGCGGCTCTGGAGGCTCTTGTGACAACGCATTTTGCCTCGGAGGATGAGTACGACGAGGCCATTACTGCGGCCCGCGCCGCTATCGCTAAGGCGAAGGGGGAGTGATGACCAGCGAAGAAACAGAGTGGCGCGACATTGCCATTAAATCGACACTGCGCATAACCCAACTTGAGTCCACCCAAACGCGGTGGGTGCCGTGCAGCGAGAGGATGCCGGAGAGGACTGGCGAATATCTTGTCCCAAAGGAATCATCTGATGGCGATGTGTACACGGACTTTATCTATTACACGCTCGGCCGGAAATGGCTACATGTCTACGCATGGCTAGACGGCGTGCCCGAGTTCGTGCCGGAGGCCAAGCCATGATCGCCGCTTTCCCACTTCAATGGCCCGCAGGGTGGCCACGCGCGAAAAGCCGAGAGGCGGCGCGATTCCACAATAAAGAGCGAAAGTATTCATCAACCGGCACCGGCTCGTGGATGTGTAAAAAGGACTTGACCGTATCGGATGGCCTGGAACGCGTGCTGGATGAACTCTCGCGCCTGGATGTGGGGAGAGACGATATTGTGATCTCGACCAATCTCCAAACACGCCTTGACGGCCTGCCGCGCTCCGATGCAAAGACTCCCGCAGATCCAGGAGTCGCTGTGTATTGGCAACCGAAAAAGGGCGTCATGAAGGTCTTAGCGGTCGATCGTTTTGATCGCGTGGCGGACAATCTCGCGGCTGTCGCCGGGACATTGGCGGCGCTGCGCTCCATTGAACGATGGGGTGGCGGCCAGATCCTCGATCGCGCCTTTACCGGATTCACGGCGCTCCCGGGGCCTGACACGAAGCGCACATGGCGGGAGATCCTGGGAACGCCAAACACGTGTGACATAGGGAAGGTTCGGGAAGCGTATCGCATCGCGGCCAGCTCTGCCCATCCGGACAAGGGCGGCTCGCACGAACGCATGGCAGAGATCAACCAGGCCTGGACCCGGGCGCAGGAAGAGCTGACCGGGAGGGAGGTTTAGTGTTCCTGACCGCTCAGGACCTCGAGACCCTGACCGGCCGCAAGCGCTGGCGCTCGTCGGTCATATTCTTGTTGACCCTAGATTTCAAGGCTCTGTAACGCATCCATCGTGATGAAGGCCGCACCGACGCCGTGAGATGCAGCCAGCAACGCCACACGGCCCTGGGCGCTCGTGAGATAGCTAAGGGCCCTTTCCTGATACTTTGGCTCTACGCGCAAGATCAGAATGCAGTCCGACACGGCTATGGTTCCTTGTGTCACGGTATTAACCTTCTGCTCGAGGTTGCGACCTACCCGCGCAAGAAGAATGTCGCCCGCTTGTGCAAGGACTCCACTGGCGGTGCGCTGCACTTCCTTGGTCAGCCAGAACTGCCGTGGCACTACGGCACTGCCGTCGACAAAGTCCGTTGTGTGGAAGACGGGGAAGGAAAGTTCCTTCCGCTGGGACGACGAATAGGAGCCTCGGGTGATGAGTTGTGTGATGCTCCGAAGAGTAAGGCCGGCACACCGACGACCTGTCTGCCTTTGCGAAGCCAAGTAGGAGTAGTCTAGTCGCGCAGCCGCAAGGTCCGGGCTAAGATGAATTGACTCCGATAGCAAGCCGTTGCTGCTAAGCTGTTGTACTTGGATGTCGTCATCAACAATTTGGTGCTTTGTGAGCACGACAATGTGCGCCTTGGCATCCGTTTTGCAAAAGACGCGGCGTGGCAGTTCAATGACACGTTCTATCCGATGGGTAGTCGCCAAGGTGTGGCGAAGCTTCGCATACTTCTCGCCGGCAATCGCGCCGTCCGGGAGAATTAGGCCCAGTTTGCCGCCAGAGCGCAGGAAGCGTAAGTTTTGTGCAACGAATAGTACGTCAGCTTGAATGCAGCCAATTTTTGGAATGACGTGGCTCAGGCCTGCGTCTTCCAGGATTTCACCAAAGTGTTTGCGCCACTTGGGACGCACGTAGGGTGGGTTACACAACCCCGAATCAGCGTCCCCGTAACGCAGCCCAATCTTTTCGGCGAGCGAACTGTCAAGTGCGTCAGCGGTGTGATGGGTGAACGTCGACCCGCGGATAGCGCGGAGCGCGGAATTTTCAGCCTTCTGGTCGATGTCAACTGTGATGAACTCAGTGTTCTCCCAATATCGACTTGCCTCACCAACAAGCGCCCCGCTGCCAGCACCGAGATCGATGGCCAGCTTGGGGCTATGCACAGCCATGGACTCAATGAGCAAACTCGCGATATCGGATTCTGTGTAGTAACGTCCAAAATGGTCAGAGGTCTTAGAATTTCGAGACAGTTGCATTAGTTCTCTCGCGCGTTCGAGCCGTGTAAGCACAGATTTTAGTTGCAAGTTCGATGAATTGCCATGTACTCACAAAAAAATCAATAAGCGCCTGGAACCGCTTCAGTCAGGTCGGTTGCAGTTTATTTCTGGAAATCGCCTGCAAGGTAATAAATGCCGGCCTGGGCATGATCAACTCGAGGCACACGAATAATGTTGGGGCATCATCTCATAAATCCGAATCCGGCGGTGAGGCCCACGTCGATCCGGTTGGCAGTCAGGTAGCAATGTCCAGTAAAGCGGGCGGGATCGGCACGGGTCTCGGCCAGGAGGGGCTGGACGCCGTAGGCGGCCGTCCAATCACTGATTACGGTGCGCAGAGCGAGCGCCAGGGCCTCCCAAGTCAGGGAAAGGGCGCTAGCATCCTGTACGCGTGCCGCATAGAACTGGGCGAGCACGGTATGGAGGTCGGCCGGCAAGGAAAGGTCTGGCCACAGGGCGGCGGCGAAGGAGGGGCGTATTCATAAAGGGATCGTCGCACGCAGTGCTCCCAACGCAAGGGGTATAAGGGGACCACTCGGTCGTGCTGGCTTGGTCGTGACAGGGGTGGCCCTTGATACCAATCGCTGAAAATGACAGGTGCTCATGCGGTATCAATCTCTAGGCACCACCGAGACTTAGGAATGAGAAAAGGACTACGCAAAAAGGCAGAATTGTAGAAGAAAACGCAATTTGTAGAAAAGGGTTTGGCGCCAAAAACGTTGTAACCCATTGATTATATTGGTCGGGGCGAGAGGATTTGAACCTCCGACCACCTGAACCCCATAGAGATGCCTCAACGCGCGCAAGTCCTTGTCGGATCGCGGTAAAGACCGGCTACGCCCTTCTACAAAGCGGCCCGAAAACCGCGCCCAAGTCCTTGATTTTTGCGAGCGATAGGGCGAATTGTAGAAGCGAAAAACAGGCGCCCACGAACCCGCAGGCGCCCTATTCTTCAGGCCGCGTTCCAGCGCCCCACAGCAGCCGCGAAAGCGGTCTGGACGCCGCGCCACTCGGTCGCCGTGATGTGCCCGCTCTGCACCAAGGCCAGCGACGAGTTAAGCATCTGCGCGAGTTGCCCGGCAGCGACGATGCCAGGAACCACAGCGGCGTTACCGGACGCAGCAGCGGCAAGTGAGGCGACGCCGGTCGCCATTTGGATATCGGAGGCTACGGAGCCCGTGGCAGGTACAGCGGCAGATGTAGCAGTGGTGCTTGTTTCAGTAGTCATACATTAAGCTCCTGGGTGAGCCTTGATCGCGGCGAGCGCGGCCAGGGCGTTGGTAAGTGAAGTCATTTCCTGCGCGGGGTTGGATGGCAACGCTCCCTCACACAAGGGCGTCACCGTCGCGTTGACGGTGTTGGCGGTGGCGATCTGCGCCGGCGAGAGTTTGCCGGAGGCCTTCAGCGGCGTGACGGCGGTCAGGGCTCCGGTATAAGCCGTGCAGGTACCGGCAAAAACTGACTGAGGACTTGGGCCGGTACCGGGCACCGTGGCGCAAGCCGCCAGCATGAGCGGCAAGAGAAACAGGGCGAGACGATTATAGAGTTTGCGTAGCATGGGTAGCTCCTTGGGTTGATGTGGTTGCAGTGGGCTCCGTGGGCGCCTGGGGAGCGGGCAGGGAGGACGCGGTGAGGTTCATTGCGCCATAATTCACCGAATGAAAGACGCCGAGGGCCACCAAGCCCGATTCGAGCGCCGTCTCTAGAAACGTTGGCGGCCACCAATGCAGATAGGCTCCAAGAGCCAGCATGGCGTAGAAAAAGAGCGCGGACAGATAGCGCAGCCCGTTCGTGCTGAGTGTGACGCCTTTCTTGAGGACGACCGCCAGGACGGCGAGCGCAAAGAGGAACGATAAGACCAATCCTACCAGCGTGTTCACATTAACCTCCAAGTTAACCAAGTTTGGGCATAGCGTCGGCAATCGACGCCTGCGTTGGTAAAAACTGAAACAAAGCGCCGGCACGAGCGCAGGCCATCCCTACCTTTTGCGGGGTGTCGCAAACAGGTGGGAGAGGCACGCCAAGGATGCCGAGGATCTTCGCCGCAAGCTGGGCGCACTGCCACTCTTTCTCAGTCGCAGGCGCATAACCGAGACCCGCGAGCAAATCATTGAGATACGAGTACGGCTCGCCTATGACCGACTTCACAAACGCGCTGGCACCCGGGCTCCACTCAAGGCCCGTTTGCACATGCCAGACGCCCGTCTCACCCATTTCGGTGATCGGCGCGACGCGGACGCCACCGGGTAAGGCTTCGACCATCGACTGACAGTCGGGCATCACGATCGCAACATGGTTGACGTCCGACATGGTGACCTCACGGATCACGTCATCGACCAGCGTTTTTCCGGAGTATAGGAGTACGTCCCCGGACTGAAAGGGCAGGATATTCATATCATGGTCCTCAAAACGAAAGATTTATGGGGGTTTTGCTGTTAAACGAAAGTCAGTGCTAAAACCGCATCTTCCAGGTAATCACCATCCCATGCGGGGACCGGGTAAAAGAGGGCGCCGCGCTCACCACTTCCTGCGGCCTCAGCGCGTGGGTATGAGACAAACCAAACGTGGGCCCGATATAGAGGTGATAGGCCAAAAAGAAGCGGATCAGCGCGAGCATCGGCGTAAATGATCGGACTCGCAGTCCTTGTCGCAGTACACGCCAGGGATCGGCTCGCCGCAGTTGTAGCAAAATCCACAGGGCGTCAGGACCGGCTTGCGATACGCCAAAGCGCGGGCGCGATCCACTTCCTCGGCTGCGCTTCCGAGATCGCCGGGATCAGGCATTCCACACCCCACTTCGCATCTGCTGCGCCAGTCTCACAGCCCGACCTCCGACCTGCTTGGCCCACAAGCTGTCCAGCATGCCCGCTGCGGTCTTTTCGTAGTCTCCCGCTTGTGCGGCCGCGAGTGTTTCAGGGAAGCCGAGCAGGTGCTCAATGCCCATGTTAAAGGTCATATTCACGAATACGCTCCACCGCACGACGCCCATGCGTTCGGCCCAGGGGAGGGCTTCGTCGAGATCATCGGCCGCTTGGTCGAGATCGAGGGCCAAAGTTTCTTCGGCTTGCGCGAGTGTCCAGGTTTCGCCCTCGGTCGCTGGCGTGTGCCCATAGCCGATGGTCCAGTTGCCCAAGGTGTCCTGGTAGGCGCTTAGCCGCAGGCCCTCATCGGCCTTAATCTGGTCGATCAATTCCGGTTCGATGCTCAGCATTTCGGTGCTCCTCTAAAAGAGTTTTGACGGCTTCCATCAGATGAAGCATGTATTTCTGCTGCGCCGCTTGGATCGCTTCTTGCCTACGAGCCGCGATCAGTAAGATCGGCCCCGTGTAGGCGGCCTGGAATGAGAGCATCAAGTTAAGGAAAACGTAGGGATAACCGTCCCACCGAATCGCCTTCGTTGCCGCCAGTGTGTTCAGTACAACCCAGGCAATCAGGCCAAGCGTCTGAATCCCAACAAACCACCACGAACCGACGGCATGGCTGACAGTGGACGCCAGCCGATCTCCCAAACGCATCAGTGCGCCAGAAGATAGACCAGGAACACAGCGAGCACGCCCGCGATTCCACCTAGAATTCCTACCCATATCGTCATGTTCTGATTCTGCTGCGCTGCCCACTGCGGGAGCGAATTGAGAGCCCCGCTCAGCACTTCCCCGAGTGTCTTTTTGACATCGGCTATGCCGTCCCGCATCTCCATACGCGATTCCGTCACATGGCCGTCGGTCCGCTCAATGGACTCTCGCAATTCCCTTATGTCTTGGGTCATATTGGCTATCACGCGGTCGGTGTTATCCGCGCGCTCCTCCAGTGCGGCCACGCGGGGCTCTAAAGTACGTCTAGGCATGGTCGATCCTTATAAAAAAAGCCGCCCGAAGGCGGCTGGTTGGGAATAGGGAAGGGTTACAGTGTGCCAGAGCCGACCCGAGTTAGAGTCGCCCCCGTGCTGCTCGTGAAGGTCAGCACAAAGTCGGCAAAGCCACCCTTCGGGATTGCATTGTTTGGTGTACTGCCAATCGTCACCCCGGTGCCAGCGGCCACGGTTGCTGCGTACCCGGTCGCGCTCTGATCGTTGTTGATGACGCGGAATGAGTAACCAAAATCGACCGGCGGATTACCGGCTGCGGCAAAGAGATTCGCGGCGGTATCAGTGGTCAACGTAAAGGCCGCCGTTTGCGTAGCGCCGTCGATGATCGTCGGAGCGTGGCTCATATCGGTCAGCGTTAAGGCGCCGGCGGTAGTCAACACATTCGGCAGGTTCTTTCGGATAATCTCGCCGCCGAACTGGACGTTCGAGGTATTGGCGGTCGAGCCTAGGACGATCTGCGAAGTCGCGGTGGGCTGAGCGTTATAGCCGAGGGCCAGGATGTTGGAGTAACCTGCCGTTCCGGCGGAGTAAGCTGAAGCTCCTATGCAGGTATTATCCGATCCCGCTCCCATCGCGCCGCCGGCTGAACTGCCTATGGCAACATTACTGTCTCCGCTTCCTCCATTAGCGCCAGCGTAATATCCAACCACAGTGCTATCATACCCACTCGTCCCAAAGGCATTATTCCCGATTACTACGTTGTGGTTACCGCTATTGCCTACGGCATTGGCGCCAATAACGACTTGAGCATCTCCTTGAGCAGTAATCGCATTCCCGATAGCCACGGTCGCAATCGTGTTAATTTTGAGTGTCGTGCCACTCCCGATTATGACAGACTCTGTGGTGTGCCCCACGGCGATGGGATTTTTGAAGGTGTTAATACCAGCGGTTTGGCCAGTAATTACGAGGACCGTGCCGTTGAAGATCATTTCGTAATACGCACCTGCCACAATCTCGCCGCCTACCAGGGCACCATCCGGGCTATACAAAGGTGTCGCGGCTGGTCCGGCATCAACCGTCACGGCGGCTGTATTAGTATTCGCCGCCTTAAAGAGAAGGGGTACACCGACGGGAAAGGCCGTGAGTGCGGGGGTGTACGCCAGCGTAATCGTGTTAGCGACCGTGCTGGTGTCGTCTGCGTAAATATATTGCCCACTTTGAATCTCGGCGCCGGTCACCAAGTCAGGCGGTGTGAAGCGACTCGTGGGGGTCGTCGTGGCGAGTTGCGTAGTGCTCGCAATATAGTTGCTGGTTGCAACCGTGGGCGGTATTGCGCCCACCGCATCGGCCCCAGTGTCGGTCCAGGTCGTGCCCGTCACGCCCGAGGCCAAAAGCCCAAGGCTTCCTGACACTCGCCCATAGATGTCCATGCTGACGATGTTGGTGGGCTCCGTCCAGGTCAGCACGACTTCGCCCGTCGCGGTGGTTGTGATCGAGGCAGACGGCCCAGGGAGCGTGTTGCCCGTGCCGTCGTTGCCCACCAGCTCGTACTCATAGGTGGCGGCCACGAGGGTTCCGGCTGCCGTCGAGGCGGCAAGCGTGGGCACTCCTGGCGGCGGTGTGATGGAGGTGACCACCTTCACCAGCCGGAGACTGTTGGCGGTCACCGCGGGCGCGGCGGCGCCGTTGGCGACCGAGACGTAGGTCAAGGCGCCGGCATCGCTCATGTCCACGTAAGTGTCGCTGGCCTGCGGGTAGGTGTTCGCCACGGCGGCCGAGAGCACGTTGCGCTGGCCGATGATATAAGCCGTGCCCGGTTGAAGATCGCCGGTCGGGCTTATGGGCGACGGGACCGGAATCGTAAGCCCACTGACCACATAGTCGTCGATGCCGTCCGCCGTCTGAAAGAGCGGTGTCTGATTCCCTGCACCTTGCCCGGGTGTCTGCGCGATCGTCGTGCCGAAGGTCTGGACGCCCGACCAGGTATTATTTCCCGCCAGCCCCGCGCCTGTACCGTTGCCGGTCGAATAGACGTTGGTGCCGTCGGTGTAGCAATAGGCGCCGTTGCCCTGCGCGATCGTCACCCCGTTCCCGGTCGCCGTCTTGGCGGTCAAGGTAAAGGCCCCGGTCGTCTCGTTCGCCAGGATGACGGCGCGCGGATCGGGCGGGTTGGTCGGCCAGATAATAAGCGTGTTCCCCGTCAATGTCCCCTGGATGCCGAGGGATGCGACATTGTTTTGTGCGGGGCTAAGATCAAGGGTGCCAGTCGGCAACGCGCCAGCGGGCGTCACGGAGCCGGTGTCGGTGTAGCTATTGGTGCCGGCCGCCACTTGCGCGATGAAAAGTTCACCGCCGGCGGTTCGCCCGTAGACCTTCGCGGCTGTGGCCTGCGCGGGCAGCGTCCACGAGATCGTGTTTTCATTGGTCGCCGTGCTCGATCCGGTCGTGATCGAGATGGGCGCAGACGCCGCCGATTCTCCCCACGGGTAGAGGGCTGAGACCTGATAGGTAAAGTCGGTGCTCGCCGCCAGGGTGCCGCCGGTGGTCGCCGTGGCAATCGACAAGCCGGTGGGGGCACCCACATTCATGACCAAACGTCCCCCGGGCACGCGATCAGTCGGGCGCATATCCAGCACTTGAATGATCGCGCCCGAATTGGTGATTACCTTCGCCATCGGCACATACCCGGCCAAGAAGCCCGTCTGGTTTACGCTAACGACCCCTTGGTTGGTGCGCATGATGTAGTTGGTGGCATTCGCTACGGTGGCGATCGTCCCCCCTGCCACAGAGGTCGGCAAGCCATCCTCGTAGACGGTGGCCCCAAAGTAGCCAAAGGTGAGCCCCGTCGTCGTCGACGGATTCCACGCAAACCCGGCCGGCGAAGACAGAACGGCATCGATGATGTCCATGTCTTCGTTAAACGGCACCTCGGGCTGGAGCTGGCCGCTTATGATCGGAACGAGGCCTAGATTCTGCGTATCGGTCATGTCGTGAGGCTCCTAACGAGTCCGCGCCCAATGGCGGTGCTTAACGGGTAAAGGTTCAGGGAAATCGGGCCGCCCGCTGCGAACCCGTCTGCGTTTTGCATGGCGCCGGTATAGGTCCAGGTCCAATAGGCCGGCGTGGAGCCTACAGGCAGATTCACGGTACGCACCACCGTCGTTCCGCTCATAACGTCAATGCTCCAGCCTGCGGCATCACTGTCCAAAGTCGGGATGTAACCACTGGCCCAATCGCCATTCGTGCGCGAGCGCGGCGTCCAACTGATGACCCAATCCTTTTGATTGGCGTTATCGAGCACCGCCTTGGCGTGGCACACGGCCCACGGTTCCAAGGATGCTCCAGACGGCTCGTAGGACTGCGAGGGCACGCTGGCGTAGCTCTGGCCCATAAACACGACCTTATAGAGCCGCGGAACATTGAGCATCGCATTCGTGTAGGGTTCTTCGGTCAGATTTGACGGAAAGAATACTACCGAATCATTGACGGCATGGTTTCCCATTGCCCACTCGGTCCCGCGCCGTCCGCGCAAGAGGCGAGACAGCGCATAGTACGAATTGCCTAGGGAGTCCGTTTTTAGCACGGCCGAGGCGAACTGGATCAGTTCATCCCCGACCATCGCCATATTGCCGCCCGCCAAGACGTTTATGTCCGGCAAGCTGGAAAGCTGCGCGCCAGCGGGTTGCACGTACACGTTTAGGCTATTGATTTGATCCCAGGTGTAGAAAGCATCGGTTGGCGTCGGCAGTCCCAGGACAGTTGAGGCATAGCCCACCACGGACGCTGCGGGTTCCGTACTAAGCAGGCTGTAAGATGATCCGCCATCGGTGCTGACATAGATCCCGACGCCAGGAAAACTGTTGCCCGTGGTATAGGCCCCGACATAGAAGCGCTTTGCCGTATCGAGACTGTCCACTGGCGGTGGTTCCACAAACACGAGTTTGGCCGTTCCCGGAGCCGAGACCGCCTGCGTAATCTGCGGCGCAGTCTGGACCGGATGCGGTCCAGCACCGCCGACGACCGGGACCGTGAGCAAGGAGCCGTCCGGCACAACCGGGGCATAGCTCACCGCTCCGTTCGGCTGATAGTTGGGCAAAGCCGGGACGGCATACCCGGCCCCGGCCAGGGCATTCAACCCGTCAATACACGCCGTGAATTCCAAGTAAGCGTTGGAGCTGCGCTTCATACGCACGGTCAAGATCCGGCAGACGCCGAAGGGAAGGGTGACCACATCCCCAGGTTCCAGCGCCAGCCACTTGAGCGGAGTGGTAAAAGCATATTGCATCCGTTCGGCGTGCGGGATCGTGCACGCGAGCGACGCGATGTTGTAGGCCGTCTGATCGTCCAAAGTAAGCGGCAGGTCCAGCACGACCTCACGCCCTTCGTGATACGACTCCAGCGCGAATATCTGCTCGTACTTGTTCCAGTTCAGCGCGGCACTGCGATAACGAATCCGCACCGAACGCGGAAGGTCGATGCCCTGTTGCCGGGTAGCGGCATAAGGCGGTTGCGCCGTGGGTGTGTCGGGTCCGTAGCCGAGATCGGACAACGGGATGATAGCGACAGAAGCCGTACCGTGCGGCACGAAGACCAAAGTCCCAGCCGAGTCCACCATGTCGAAGATATAAGCCGTGGACAGCGCCTTTAAGACACTTCGCGCATCCGTGGTGTCGGCGCGGGTGAAGTTGACCGCCGTGGGCGGAAGCCGGGACACGTCATAATTCAAGACCCCGGCCCGTTCACACAGAATCGTACAGACTTCGGGAAGCGTGATCGCGGCCGGCGCTAATACACCGCCCATCGCGATGCGATACCACGTTGAACCAGCATGTGCCCACAGGTAAGTGCCGTCGAAGGAAAGGTAGTCCGCGTCAACGCCCGCAATCGTGCACAAAATCTCGCCCGTAGAAGGATCGATCTGGTACAGGTTTGTCTTGTCGGAGGCCCATATATTGCCTTGGGCATAGGTCATATACCCAATGGACACGGACAGCGGAATCGGTGTTCCTACATCCGCGATCGGGCCAGTCGCATCCTGCTGTACGATGATTTCCAGAGGAACCAACACGCTCCCGCCTTGCACGGAATACGCTGTCCAAATCTGCGTCGCGCCATCCGTAGCGGCCCCGAGAAATGATGAACCAGAGGGCTGATTAAACGGAGCCGCCGTGATGTCGATAAGCTGCTGATTTCCGGTCGCCACGTTCCATACCAGAGCATTGGAACTACTGAAAAAGATGCCATTGCAGCCTAAGAAGCCATTGTCTCTGATGCCGATAGCTGCACCGCCAGGAACGTCTTTTAGCCCTTTGGTCTCGATTGCCATACTCGTATAGCTGATCGCGAGAACACCATAGCTATTCCAGTTTCCGGTGGTAGCGTTGTAATTATCGCCGCCTTGCCACACATAGACATACGTCGAGTCGACGAACAGACCACGGCCATCACCGGCGCCAATAAACCCCTCTGACGAAGGCCTGCCGGTGTCGGGATCGATCCATTCAAACCATTTCCCGTAAGGATTGCTTGGGGTAGGCGCGCCGGGAAGCACAGCAAAACTGTAACCAAAGCCTTGTGCGAAACCCCAGTTGCCATAACCTTGGCCCCAGTATCCTTCGAGTACCGGCCCGACTTGGATTGGCGTACCCGATGGATTCGTTTTGATCCACTGGTTATCGCCTTGATTTCCCTCGGTAGGGAAGATCGGGTTGCCCGAGGAATCCACGATCATATACTGCGCTAAGGCTTGCGTGCGGCCATTCACTACCACGGTATCTGGAAATGAGTTGACGATGGCGGGCTTGCTGATATTCCCCGCGTCAACCGGCTCCACGATTTCGAAAGTTAGCGGGGGAATCTGACCGGATGGTCCCAGGTACATCGTATTGAACACGATGTACGCGATCCCATTGTAGTCGATCCCTTGGTTGACGGTAGGATCGGCGCCCTGCTCAGGAGTGCCGTGGTAAAGCGTCCAAGAGCCCACCGAGGATCCACCAGAGGATGTAATCGGGTTCCCGCTCTGCGTGTATGTCTGATAGCTGGGTCCTGTTTGGCCGCCTTTCTTTCCGCCCGTTGCCCGGCTCGGCACAATGACGGATTGACTGTCGGCGTAGATCAAAGTGCCGCCGGCCCAAATCGACTTGAGGCCCATGATCGGGCCTTCGCAGATGGCAATCGCTAGATTGACGGTGTAGTAACCCGAGCCTTGCCCACCACCACCCTTGCCACCACCGCCGCCGCCTTTTCCGCCTTTGCCGCCGCCGCTGGTGCTGACCCATACCCGCTCGCTGGCCCAGATGATGTTGCCGGAGACGCGCTGCGTGCCAAAGATTTGTGGAACACCGACCCCGTAGCTCGATGTTTGAACATTAAGGTCGGTGAGGGAGTGCGTGATCGGCTTCGGGACAAACAGGCCGCCGATCGCGGAGCCGATCATCCAACCGAGAGCCGGCTCGCCGAAGTAGGTGCCGATAATGGCGCCAACAACACCGCCAATGAGGGGAGCTTCTTGCGCCACTAGACAACCCCCGGAATCACAAATGCCTGACGCGCACGTGCCTTAAAGGGTCCGGTGAACAGCGTAATGTCCACATGCCCCACATCCATATGCGCGTGGATAATCCGGTCGCCGGGCAAAAGAATTCCGAGATGCGAACTCACGCGGCCATACTGAAAGGTCACGATGTCGCCCGGCTGCGCGGAAGATAAAGGAATGAGGCGCGCCCCTTCTCTATGCAGCAGCTTCAACAGCACTTCTTCGTTCTTGTGCAGGTGCCATTGATGTGTGTACGCATCTGGTTTCCAGGTAGGAGGCAAAATCCCTAACACCAAACAGACCCCATAAACTAACCCCACGCAATCGCAGCCGGCGCCTTTGCAAGACTGGTGGTGATGGTAAGGAGTGTCCTTCCAGGTAAGAGCCTCGGTGATGAGCTGATCGCGCGTAATCATCCCTTCTTGCCTCCGCCGCCTGTCTGGACTCGTGGTTGTCGATACATGATTTCCGGCTGGATGCCGGGGAAGCCGCCGAAGCTGGAAAGATTGTTGAACTTGTACTGGCACGCGGATGTCGTCTTGACGCAGCCGGCCGTGATGGTGAACGTATCGCCCACCGCGACCGGGCGCTCCAAAGGAAGCCACAAGGCGATCTGGCCAGAGTGCGCATACTTCACTTCGCGCGACAGGCCTATTGCTTGCCCGGAGGTCATCGTGAGGAAGCCTTGGGCAAAATAGTCGCCATAGGGCGGCGCTACGGTGCCGCCCGCAGAGCTGCCATCGTCTGTCCACGAAGTTCCCGTAACCGTCGCAAGGACGGTCTGCGATCCCCGCCCGTAGACGTTATAGGCTGTCGCGTTCGGTACGGCATCCCAGCCCACGGTGATCGTGCTGCCGATCTGGTTACCGCTAAGCAGGAAGATATAAACGTCCTTCCAGTTCGTTTGCAGATTGAGCGCCTGCAAAATATACGCGCTCGAGGTCGGGCTGGGTGCGCTTTCCACCCCGTCTACGATCGCGGAGACCGAGTAGGTGTAAGGCGCTCCCATCGTCGGGTCCAGGTAAGCCGATCCGCCTTGCTGCGCGTACACCGGGTTGACCGTGAGACTAGGAGCGTTGGGGCTGTTTGGCGTAGCCGGGACGCTGGCATCGATCGTCGCGTAAAAGGCGACCTCGTTGATAATCTCCCCAACAATCGTGCCTTTGAACGTTAGAGCGCCCGTATTGACGCCGCAGAATCCGACCCCGTTTGGATCTGCCGACCCCAGCGGGTTGACCTGGAAGGTGCATCCCGTTTGTTCGGCGGTTGCCGTGACAGGGAAGACATACCCGGCGCCCGGGTTGGTCACCACGACTTGAATAAGGCCTATCTCCCACATATTGAGACCGCCCACATCCCCAAGGTATTCGACCTGAGACGTGAGGACAGCGGTCGCCGGCGTGGTCGGCGTAGATCCATCGGCCGAGGTAAACGTCAGCGGGATGGTGGTGCCGGCGATATAAAGTCCGCCGGCGTTGGGGTTGGATTGTCCCGGTGGGCTGTTATACGGGATTCCGCCTCCCGGGATCGCGAGAATGTTGACGCTCGCGATCCCGCCCGATCCGCCGCCGAAACGGTGCCGGCAGTTGGCCGTGAACTCGATGCCGATGAACTGGCTCAAAGACCACATATTGCTGAAAATATCGGCTTGGAACCCTTGGTCCGTATATTTCACGAGGCCTAAACGACCGGCGAAGATCGGAACACTCCCGAGCGCCGGGTTGTCCCAAGAGTACAGCGCAAACGAGACTTGCGCGTAGTCATAAACGCCTTGCAGTACCGCTTGCTCGGAGATGATCGGCGTCCACCCCGCCTGGAGGTTCTGCGTACTCACCGAGGCGTTGTTGGTGATGTGCATCTGGATTGCCGTCATGCCGGCTGCGGGCGCGTAGACCTGTCCATCGATCGTCACCGGCACATCGTGGTCGGTGTAACCGTAAACCTTGCTGTTCTTGAGCGTCACTAGGCACAAGGTCGCTACTTTGCCTTCTGATAGGGCCGCCAGGAGATCCGCCGAGATCGTCCTCACTCGAAGACCTCTATCATTTCCATAGCATCGACAGACGAAGGTGCCCAGGTGGGGTGCACGGCGTTGAGCAGCACATAAGCGAAGTCATTGTTGAACCGGACGGCGAAGGCAAATGTCCCGGTGGCGGTTACCGCCTGGCCCAACAGAGGACAGGCGCCGGCAGGAAACACGACTGTCGGCTGTTGGTTGATGATGACGACATTCCAGCCACCGATCGGAGCGCCCGCGGCATCGATCGTGAGATCCGCGTTCGGGTGCCAGATCGGGTGCAACGCGCCGGCGACCGGCACGACCAAAGGGAAGGTGGTTATGCCCGTACCGTTGACAGTAGGCGCCGCGCCGCCCGTGGCGCCCCCTTGGTCGGTAAAGGTCAGCGCGGTGGTATTCCCGGCGAGCGCCTTGTCGAGATAAACGTTGTACGACAAGGCCCCGGTGACAGCGGCCCAGGTGGACGTAATCTCGCCGGTGGCGGTCGCCGTCGTCGGTGCCGTGGTCCCCAGGGTCGCGGTCGCCACGGTAGGCGCTGCCGCGCCAACGGCCACCGAGCCGTCATCGGTCCAGGTTCCGGCCGTGATGCCGCTCGCCAAAAGGCCCAGGCTTCCCCCCACGCGGCCGTACACATCGACGGAGGTCACATACGAGGGAAGCGACCAGTCGATTATGACCTGGCCCGTGGCGGTGGTGGTAAGCGCCGCGGTCGTGCCCAAGAGCGAATGACCCGCCGCCGTATGCGCCACCAGCGCGTAAGTATAGGTTCCTGCGGCCAGGGTGCCGGCCGCGGTCGAAGCGGCCAGGGTGGGCGCGGCAGGCCCTATGCCGACGGCGCCCGTATCGGTCCATGTGGTGCCGGACAGACCGGACGCCAGCAAAGCGAGACCGCCCGATACCCGGCCGTAGACATCGACCGAGGTCACGTCAGGCGGGAGCGTCCAGGAAAGATCCACTTCGCCCGTGGCGGTGGTGGTAATGGCCGCCGTGGTCCCGAGCAGCGAGTAGCCGGTCGCGGTGTGGAACACCAGGCCGTAGGTGTAGGTGCCGGCCGCCAACGTCCCGGCCGATGTGGAGGCGGCCAAGGTCGGCGCCGGCGGATCGAGCGCCAGCGCCACCGAGGTCCAGGCGCTTGGTGTCGTCTCGCCTTCGGCGTTGAGCGCCGTCACCGTCACCTCGTGAGTCCCGAGCGGGATCACGCCCGCCTTGAGATCGGCCGTGACAGACGGAGCCGCAGGGACCGCGATCTGCGTGCCCGTCCCCAGCGCGGCAGCCGTGAAGTTGTTATGGTCGGGATCGGTCCAGAGGAACGAGAGAAGCTTGCCGCCGACCTGATTCCAAAACGCCAACAGCGCCTCGCGATCCGCCCAGCTAAAGTTCCACGCCGGCGTCGCCCACTGATAGCGAACATAGGCGGAACGCATGACCCGGTACTCAAAGGCGCCATTGCTCGCCACGATGCCGGGAAGATGAGCGGTGATCTTCGTGTTGCGGATCTTGTTGCCGTATTCCAGCGCCGGGAAGGATTGGCCCGAGAACATTTAGGCGTGCCCCAAGTTGTACTGCTGGTTCGTCGAATTGACCATCGTCGCCACTTCGCGCTTGACGGTGCTCATGTGGCCTAGGAACGACTGCGAATCGATCGTGTTGATATGCACGTTGACCGCCGGCGCACCCCCGGTGCCGCCCGAGCGGATTGCAGCCGCTTGCGTCGCCGGGATAATCATTTCCCCCTTATGGATATTCGCGACCATGTCGTGCGGGACGTTCGAGGTACCGACCGCGAAAGAGCTGAGATGCGTGGCCACGAACTCGACGATGCTCCCCCATATCCCGCTGCTCGCCGCCTTATGCGAGTGCGCGGAGGCGTGACTGCCGGACGCGCTGCTGGACGACGACGAAAAGAGCGACGTCAGGGCCGACATGATGCCGCTTAGGCCGCCGCCGCTATGGCCGTGTTTGTTGCTGGGGAACAAGGCCTTGGAGATCATCTGCGAGACCCCCTGCGCGACCGTGTGATCTATGCCGTTCATGATCGACTGGAAGAAGCTGACGATCATCTGCCCCCACGTCTTTTGGCCGTGCATCATCTGATTGATCAGGCCCGAGAACGCGCCCTGGGTGACCTGCTTGACCCGCGCCTGATAGTACGAGAGCTGGTTGCCCATCGCGTGCAGCTTGGCGATCTGCGCGTCCAGGGCGCCAACGAGCTTCGGATCGCCCAAGGCCTGCGCGTACTTCTTCGCCGCGTCGGCCGCCTTAATCATCGCCGGCGCGATGCCCTTCTGGAGCGCAATCGCCCGCTCCGCACCCTGCTGCTTGGTGATGGCGCCGGCCGTCACTAAGGCCGCGTTCCCGGTCAGCTGGTCGTGCAGATTGGCGTGGAGCGCGCCGAGGTGCCCCATCGCTTGCTTGTATTGGAGGCCGGTGACTAGGTGATGACCAACCGCGCGCGCCTGCAAGTAGGGCCCCATCATGCCCGCCGCGAGGAACTGGTGGGCATAGCCGGAGTATTTCTGGTGGACGGCCGCGATCTTGGCGCCCAGCGGCGAGGTAATGGCGAGCGACTGGTTGTAAATCAGTTGGGCGAGGGCTTGGAGGTGGGTGCTCGCGCTATTGTGGGCAGCCTTGGCGTGGGTAAGTTTCGCGATATGCGCGGCTTTCGCTACGCCTTGTGCCGTAACAGGCCCTTCGTAGCCCAGGGACGCGGGGTTGATAGCGGATGCGCGCCGCTGCAAATTCGCGCGATGGAGCGCCAGGGCGGTGTTGACCGGGCCCGCGGCCGGGTGCTGGTTGTTGAACTGGCCGACGACCGCGCCCAGGCTCGCCACATGGTTGATCGGCGTGGTAATGGGGTGGAAATAGCGCGCCAACGCGCCGCCCAGGCTGGGCAGATGGAAGAAGTTGGCGATCTCGTGAATGATCGGGTTGAGGACGTACTTCCCGAACAGGTAGCCGATCCCGAGCGACGCCATACCCGCGCCCAGCGTCTTCCACTTCCCGAACTCGGCAATCTGCGCCGCGAGGACCGGCAGCATCCCGGAGGCCGCGCCCGTGACCCCGCTCATCGCGATCTTGAGCGATAAGAATCCATGCTGGAGCCCCAGGAGCCATTCGACGCCGCGGATGCCGAGCAGGAGCGCGGCGAACGCGCCGCCCCAGGCTTCGAGCTTCTTGAAAATCGGGAATTGGGCATTAAGGGCGGCCACAGCTTGCGCGGCCGCCGTAGCGAGGTGGGCGATCGAGGTCAGCGCGGGCAACAGGACGGACCCGATCTGTTCGCCGATCGTCACCATCGCGGCGTGCAGCTGCCGCATCTGCATGGCCAGGGTGCCGGAGACGTTCGCGGTCGCCTGCATAATCGAGGCGGCGTGCGCCATCATGTGCGCGCGCTGCTGGACGGCCGTCCACTGATTATTGTCCATCGTGGTAATGACGCCGGTGCCGACGTTGACGCCGCCGGCGGTCTTCGAGAACGCGGCCGCCCACTCCATGATGAGGTTGCGGAGTTGGGCGCCTTGTAAGCCGCCGTGCTCCTTGTGCATCAGGGCGACCACATGCGGATCGAAAATATGGCGCAACCACTCGATCGGATCTTTGAGGCCCGCGGCCGAACCGGGCATCGCGCCGGCCTTGACCTTCACCATGCTGCTGCCCGGGATCTTGCGGAGATCTTGCGGTGTGAGCAGGCCGAGCTGCTCAAGCATCATCGCCTCGGCCTTGTTCATCTTGCCGCCGAGTAACATGCTGGCGACCATCGTTGAGATGGTCGAGGCCTTCGTATTGCCGCCCGCGCCGCCGGCTTTGCCGGAGGCCTTAAACTGCTCGTGCAGCGCCTCGACGTGGTAGAAGCCCATTTTGTTGTAGCGCAGCGCCTCGCCGTAGCCGGTATTGCGTAGCCCGGTTTCCATGCTGCCGACGGTAATTTTGCCTTCGGTACCAGCGACGACCCGAAAGGCCTGCTGGACGTCTTTTAGGCCTTGCGCGAGGTTCTGGATCTTGCCCCGCGTCTCGACGACGCCTAGCAGGTTCCGCACGAGATCGTGGACAGAAGACGGGTCGCCGTAGGTCGTTTTGAGCGCGACCGCGCCACGCAGGATGGTCGGCATCATCTGTTGCCGGATCATCTGCTGATAAGGCGCCGCGCCTGGCGCGCCGGCCATCGCGGCGTTAGCGGCCTCCAGCGCGTCCAGCTTAGACACGCCCGGGATCGCGGACCACTTGCGCGCGTTCCCGATCATCGTCCGCTGCTCGGACTTCGGCGTGCCCATGTTTTTCATTTCAACCAGGCGCTGCTGATATTCCGAGGCGATGTCGACGGACTTGTGCAGGCCTTCGCCCATCTTCCAGGCGCCCCACAGCTCGATCAGGCCCTTCATGGTGCCGTGCAGGCCACCCATCTTAGCGGTCGCGCCTTCGGCCGCGTCGCCCATGCCGGCGAGCCCGGTATTGACCGCCAGCGTCGCCGTCGCGAGATCCGCCATGTTGGCGGCCGACGCGCTGATGGAATCGGCCAGGGTGCCGAACTTCTCGACCGCCGCCGACAGGGTATCGGTCAGTGCGCCGAGCTTATCCCCGAGCGCCGCCGTCGAGCGGTTCATGCCGCCGAAGACGCGCGACAGCGCCCGCAGTCCGTCGGTGGCGTCGAGCGTCGTGGCACCCAAGCCGCCCAGGCTCTCGTCCAGCACCGTGAGCGAATCGCTGGTGGTCTTGGACAGACTTTGCAGCCCTTCCAGGGCCGCGACAAATTGGCGAAGTTTTGGGCTGGCCTCGTCCAAGAGGCTCAAAACCATAGAGACCTTCATGTCAGCCATTTCAGTCTCCTAGGTCGTCCAGCGCCTTCTTCACGTCGTTTTTTTCGCCCCACACCGCGAGGCGCGTAAACTTCACCCGGTCAGCCGCCCCGCGCCGTCCTTGCCGCAGGGCCGCCTCTTGGAATAGCCGGATCTGCGCTAGGGTGTACTGCTGGATGTCAGGCCAGCGGTGTCCAGCGGCGATGAGGGCGCCGACGATGTCTCCCCAGTCGATAGGCCGACCCCGCCGAGCAGGCGCAGGAGCTTGGGGAGGACCGCCTTCGTAAAAACATCCTGATTCACCGTCAGCACCGCCTCGGTAAGCCGCACGCCCTCATCGAAGGGCAGCGCCGCCACAAAGGCCAGCGGCTTCCCGACGGCCTGCGCCACCAGCGGGAGCAGGTCGCCAGACGCTTCTTCGAGCAGCCGCATGACGTCCACCTTCTTCGTCTCCGGGTCGCCCTCTAGGCCCCCGGCGAACTTGCGGACGAACGCGACCACCTTCGGCAGCATCTCGAAGGGGAACGGCTTTACCATTAAAGCCTCGCCGCCCACGGAGATCTCGACCCCCGGGAACAGCGTTTTCAGATCGTCGGTCATGTTTAGCCCTTGATGATGTCGAGGTAGTTGCTGCCCGACGTAGCGGTGGCGTCGAATAGCAGCATCCCTTCCAGGTCCAACGGCGCTTCCTTCTTGCCGATCAGGTCAAAGCCCTTGGTGAGCTTTAGGCTGACGCGCTTGGCGTAGATCGACCACGGCTGGAACTTGCCCGCGTTGGTGTTGAGGACGTTTTTGCCGTCGAACCGTAAGGCGATCTCGGGCTGCGCGGCCGTCAACATCTGGATCGTGCCGTTGTTGGCGGCGTAGGTGTAGGCGGCCGTGACCTGGAACGGCGCATTAAGCGCCATCTGCGCGAACGCGGAGCCGGCGCCCTGGAGCGCGGTCACATCCCCGAACTGGCCTTCGCTGGACAGCGAGTAGTCCGTCCCTTCCACCAACGCGGTGGAGGTCGACAAGGTCGCCGTCGCGGTCGCGGCCGTGGTAAAGCCGCCGCCCGTTAAGGTTACCGTCGGCGCGGCGGTGTATCCCTGCCCCGGGTTGGTGATCTGGATGGTGATGTCGGTGGCGCTGACAAACTTGGCAACGGCTGTCGCCTGGACACCGGCGGCCGGAGGCGGCCCGATCGCAACCGAGGGCGCGGTGGTGTACCCGCTGCCTTGCGTCACGGCGATCGACTGCACCTGGCCCGCGACCGGGGTCAACGCGACGGCCGAGGGCTGAATCTGTTGCAGGTAGTTGGTGGCGCCCGCGAACAGCGTCAAGGCCTCGCCGGTGACATTGCCGCCCGGGTTGGCGCCAGAGGCCGTGCCGTACAACGCCAGCGCCAAGTTCGAGGCCGACCACTGGAGCAGCGTGCAGCTAAAAGCGAGCGGGATCGCCACCGACCCGAATGCGGCCGTGCCGCCGTAGCCGGTCGTGTTTTCCTCGATCTCGACCATCTTCTGCTTCGAGAAGTCGAAGGCGAAGTTGGAGACATCGCCCATGAACTGAAAGCCGCTATTGATCGGGCCGCCAGGCTGGCGACCAGCCCAACGGAGTTTCCCCTGGCCCACGAAATAGGCCAAATCTGCATACGGGCTCTGCATAAAATCACCTCACCGCGCGCGCGGTTAAAAGAGTGGAGTGTAGAGTTGGAAAATCAGGTGGACGATAACGCGGTCGGTGTTGAGACCGGCCATCTTGAAGCTATGCAAGTTCCAACGCGGGCCTCCGCCGATCGCGACGGACGTTCCTTGGATCGCGGCCACAACGGCCTCGATGAGCGGCACCTGATTCGTCAGGAGATCGCTTTGGCTGAGGTAGGGCACATGCAAGAAAACATCTTGCATAAGCCGCACATTCGCCAGGGTTGGCGGCCTGTTCTCAAGGTCGCCGGTGTTCATGTTCTCGGCCGCCGGGATCAGGACCCAGGCGGCCGGGAGCGGTATCTTGGTCATGCCCGGGTCGGGCTCTTTGCCGCCCAGCGTTAAGCCGGTGGTAGCCGCCAGCGCGGGTATGGCCTGGATCTTCGTGTAGATGTCGTTGACGCAGTCGCCTAGACGGCTCATTCGCCATCATCACCAAAGAAGCGGTGGCGCTTCACCGACGCTGGCTCGGCCACGTCGATCTCCGCCGCCTCGGGAATCGTGGGCTCCAGCTTTGCGACCAAGGCTTCCAGCGACGTTTTGTGCGCCCCGACCAGCCATCGGACATCCGCCTCCGGCAGATCGACCAAGGTGCCGGCCGGATAGGTGACGCCGGCGTGCGTGTGTTGCTTCGGGACCGCAACCATCATAGTGCCTCCCCGGCGAGCCAACGGGCCGCCATCGCTTCATAGACGCCTAGCGCGTCGGGCTCCCACCCCAGGAACTCACGAGGTGGGACGTGGTAACCGCTCGGGCCAACGCCGGGGCCATAGGTGCCGAATTGCTGGTAGGCGCCGATAATGTCGTCGGTGCCGATAGCGACCTCCGAGACGGACATTTCGCCGGTGCTGAGGCCGTCGGCGTGCGACACCGCGTAGATGCTGGCGAGCAGGTCGCCCTCGTCCCACAAGATGCCGCGGCCCGAATTCCCTTTGCGGAGACGCGAGCGCGCGGTAGCGGGACGCCAGGGCACCCAGCGGTCGCCGGCAGGCGATGTCTTGGTGGACATGATGCGTTGCCGGGCCTTCTCGGCCTCGCGCGCGCCAATCTCGTCGAGAAGATCCTGCTTACCCATAAGGCGGAGCAGAATCCCGTTGAGTTCATCCAGGGCTTGCTCGGCGTCGACGGTGATCATGCTTGTGGCCGGTAATGGGTGGCCGAGAGCATGGTGCCTAAAGGCGACCATTGCTCGGACTCGACCTTGTACGTCTTGCCCGCAAGATCGGTTACAAGATCGCCGGACAGTATCGGCACGCCTTCAGTGGGCGAAGCGCCCGTGTAGACCATAATCGTGTACATCGGCATGGGCGCGTCGGTGTTGGATTTCGTCGGGAATCCGACCGGGATCGAGAAGCCCTTATCGCGCTTCAGGACGATCGAGCACGGGCAGCCCGTCAGGATAAGCGTCTCGCTCGATGCTGCGCCTTCGCCGGCGGTGAATCCGTAGCTGGCGCGCTTGACCGTAATCGCGTTGTCGCATTGCAGCGCGATAGGCGGCATGAGCTGGTCTAGAGCGACGATGCACCAGGTCTGCGCGCCTACGAGGTAGTCCCCTGCCTCGACGGCTGTCCCGTCGAGGATCGCCTGCCAGTAGTTTTGATTGATCTTGGTCTGCCCCGGGTACTGGCCGCCAATGTTGAAGTTTGCGTCCAGCGTCGCGATGTTGTTTGCGGCGTTGAGCGGATCGTTGATCGTGGCCCCTGCGGGCCGGTACTGCGTGTGCGGTGTGCCCATGCGGGCAGCGGCGCGCGCCAGGCCCTTATAATATTGAGCCTGAACGCTAGCGCCGGTGGTCATGCTTTACTTCTTTTTACGCTTGGCCCGGAGCTTCGCCATCTTTTCTTTCATGTCTTCCTTCTTTTCTTTAGCCATGGTCATACCCTCTAGACAGTGATGGAGCGATTAGAGCCGCTACCCTGCAAGCCGGGCCCAGGCGGGATGCCCAGGAAGCTGCACAGGTAGCGGCGCCAATAGTTGAACAAAGAGACCCGATCACGGACCTCTCGTTTGTTGTGGATCCAAGGGCCGGCGGCGTCCGTATCGAGGTTCGCGCCGGCCGCAGGAATGGCAAGTTCTAGCGTGTACAAGTTGGGCAAGATGATGTTCGTCAGAACAGTCGCCTCATCCGGGGTGGTGCTGTTCATCCGGTACTCAAGGGCCAGATAGCGCCGCTCGATCCACGGGAACGGAAAGACAACGGTGCCCGTCCCGTAACTCTCAAAGCCGCAAAAGCGCCGAATATCGACCTTTTGCGCGTCGGTGAAGGTGTACGGGATGATGCCGTTGCTTG